TTATCTTATGTATATATTATATAATACTTTTACAAAAAGTGCAAGTGTTTTTTTGAATTTTTTTAAATTTTTTTTTTTGTGTTTGTTGTGTGCCCTTCTTTCTTATTACATATATATTATATAATACTTTTGTGAAAAAGGCAACTGTTTTTTTAAGATTTTTTGAACTTTTTCTCGAATCCGTTTTGGCCTGCCTCGTTTAGACTAGACTAGGCTAGACTAGATGAGCGTGCTTTCTAGTACCTCTTTCTTTTATGTATATATTATATACTATCTTTCCTAAAAGTGCAAGTACTTTTTCCTACCTATCTATTATCTATTACCTATCTATCTATTACCTATCTACCACCTATCTATCTACCTAATACCTATCTATTAGCTACCTATCTATTAGCTATCTACCTACTAGCTAGTACCTATCTATTTACTAGCTATCTACTATCTATCTATTAGCTATCTATCTACTAGCTATCTATCTATTAGATGCTATCTATCTATCTATCTAATATCTATCTAGTAGCTATCTATCTAATATCTAATATCTATTATCTACTATCTATTATCTGTTCTCCTTTCTTATTATACATATATTATATACTACTTTTACAGAAAAGGCAACTGTTTTTTGCACTTTTTTGAATTTTTTTTTCCTAGTTGTGTAGTAATGCCTCACTACATTAAGGTGCTAATGTGCTAATGCTTTAATGTAGTACTACTATACTACTTTTATGTGCTAAAACGAGGAAGTACCTGCTATACCAAACCCGAATTTTTCACTTAGGAGTTTTAGGTACTGCGGGTACTACTTTTACGGATACCTTCTAACCAATTATCCATAAGATATAATTCTGAAGGCAAACCCCCGATGCAGGTCAGAGGGTAGTACACTGAGCTAGAATTGTATCGGTAGCTTTTAGCCATGCCCAGCTGATGGTAGTATTCGATACAGCTTTTATAGAATTCCGCAGAGGCTGGAGCTTGTCTTAAAAGCCCGAAAAACCACACGCCCATAATGTATATATCTCTGGCGCAACTTTCGGGGGTACCCCGGTACCCGAGCGAGGTGTACTTAGCATATAGCTTAGAATTCTGTACGATCTGTAGCCATTCAGACCAGTGCTCAGATATAGCTTCTTCGTAGGGACGTATTCCTTGACCTCCGGCGGCTAGCTGCTTGTATTTAAGTGTGTTTAACATTCTTTTACCTTCTCCTAAAAATTTTTCTTTTAGTGCACTTGATTTCTCTCTACTTATATTATATAATAAGCATAGAAGAAAATCAAGAGGGTATTTTACCATAGTACTTAATTTTTAGACTAAAGAGAGGAGTAATGCATATGGCATGTCCGGTATGTGTACACGAGAAACGCGCAGAGATTGAGAATGCAATTCTTAATATTGGATCAGAGAACTCTGAGTACACTTTGACAAATATCGCAGAATTATACGGTTTGCAGGAGCAAGATCTTCGAGTACATGCTCTTATGCATAATCCGTTAGGAACGGCTGTCGAGGCTGGAGTTGAGAGAGACTCTTTAGCTAGACGCTTAAAATTAAAAGAAGCAGATATGTTAAGCGCAGCTGCTAATGAGTATATGGTTACTTTAAAGAACGTTGGCAGAAAAATCAACGCGTTAGCTGCAGAGGGCCAGGATCCAGGTGTTCTGTCTAGAATGTTAACTAAGTCCGTAGCAGACTTATATTTAGGCTTAGGCAGCGAGATACGTAGCACCGTAAAGACTCTTGCCGAGTTGGAACTGGAATTAAACGGAGCTGCTAATAGCGGAGCACACGGCCTTGTAGGGCTTGTGGAGGCTTTGAGGAAATCTCATGATTGAGTGGAAAGAGTTCTCACCTAAGGCTCTAGATTTTTTAGAAAATTCACATAGTAGATTGAATATACTCCATGGGTCGGTCAGATCCTCTAAAACCATTAACTGCACTGTGCGCTGGTTGGACTACCTTGCTACAGGTCCGCAAGGGGATTTATGTATGATGGGTAGAACAACCGCGACTTTGCAGCGTAACGTTTTGAATGACCTGAGAGATATTGCTGGAGAGCAAAATTTTAAGTGGGTTAATAAGCAGCAAGGAGAGTTAAGTCTTTTTGGAAGACGTGTCTACTGCTTTGGTGCTAATAACGAGGACGCTGAATCTAAGATCAGAGGAGCGACTTTTGCTGGAGCATATTGCGACGAGGTTACGCTGTATCCTCAGAGTGTATTTAACCAGCTTATGGCTCGTATGTCTGTTAGAGGTGCTCAATGCTTCTGTAATACTAACCCTGACAATCCATACCATTGGTTCTATACAGATTATATAATGAATGAGCACATCCAAGATAAACAGGTTTGGAAGTTCTTAATGGAGGATAATCTTTCTCTCGATAGAGATTATATGGAATCCTTGAAGCAGATGTATACCGGTGTATGGTACGAGAGAATGATCTTAGGCAACTGGGTTGCAGCCGAAGGCCGAATATACGATATGTTAGACGAGGATAAGCACTTTATTGATACAGCAGCTTATTTGCAGGAGAAGATTAACGGCGGGTTACATCCGAAAGCTGTAAGATATGTTGTAGCGTGCGACTACGGTACATCTTCAGTTATGACCTGGTCATTTATAGCGGTATTACCTTCAAAGGTTTATTTAAAGCTAGCTGAGTATTATTATGACGCATCTAAGGTAAATAATGTAGGTGTTCAAAATGCTCAGAAAACAGATAGTGAATTTGCAGATATATTTGATAACTGGTGTCGAGAGAATAGACGAAGATTTCAAGTGCCGACTTCGGCCGTTTTCGTAGTATACGTTGACCCGTCTGCGGCGAGCTGGAAGGTAGAGCTTCTACGTAGAGGCTATCGTGTGCAAAACGCTAACAACGATGTTCTTAATGGTATTCGATTTGTATCGTCTTGCCTAAGTTCCGGAAAGTACTTTATAGATTTTTCGTGTAAAAATACGCGTATGGAGTATAGCACGTATGTGTGGGATAGTAAAGCAACGCTGAATGGAATAGACAAGCCGTTGAAGACACACGATCATACGTGTGATGCAGATAGATATGCGTTATACACTGATAGTTTATATGGAATGAGTGGTGTTTATTAAATGGATTTACAAATAAGAGTCCGAAAACAAGTCTTAACTTGCCGACAGGTTACTGTTAGTAATAGTGTTAATTTTATACGAGCATCGTTTCAGTTTGATAATGAATGGAACGGCACCGAGAAACATGTAATATTCAGTAATGGAGATATTCCTACAGTCGAGGTACTGTTAGATGAGAGTCTTTCTTGCATTGTGCCGTGGGAGGTTTTGCAAGAAGAAGGAGACTTATACGTTTCTGTTGTCGGTATACGCGGAGATACAACCATTACTACGAAGTTAATGGACGAGCCAATCAAGGTCTATGCTAGTGGTGAGCTGGGCGGCTCTGATCCTAAGGAGCCTTCTCAAACTATCTGGGATCAGATTGGTGCGACGTATCAGATAGAGGGAACTACTGAGGATCCTTTCGATTTCTCATCCATGGATTCTCTGTTAAAGTTAAAGTTCGGTTTAAACGTAGTCAAAGGCGTAATGAAGCACGCTCCTGCGGATGATGAGGGTATAACGGAGGGCGACGAACAGCTTGCACAGCTATTTAGTTCATATGTTTTAAATGCCCAGGTATCTTCACTAGATATACCTGTTACCGGTGACTCCGTAGAGACTACACATGTAGATATGGTGTTCTTGACTTCCTTACCCATAGCCGATATGTCTTGGACGAAAAGTGGTACAAGGCAGATTACAGGTACAGGCGAGACCGCTGCTACAGAAGACAGCGTAGAACCGTGGACCTCTTTAGGTGTAGTAGACGGAACTGATTATGTAGAATCTATTACACTGGATAATAGTATTGATGAAGATCACCTGTCCCTGTCAGCAACAGAGGAGCCTGTAGATCCTGACGATGAATCAGGTCGAAAGCGTATTCAAATTTTGCTTAATACGAAGAACATTGGTAGAAATTCTTCATTAAATACGACAAATAAGCGCACTTTAGTAGAAGCTATAAATGAGGTATTCACAACAGTTTTAGCAACAAACGTGGTGAATGGACAGCCTAAACTGTGTCTTACAGGTAACGTATTTAATAGATATAATAATCCAACTCAGGATATTCAGGAATCTATAATTACATATGATGACAGTACGTCAATCGCATCTGGAAGTGCTCCAGAGGTATATGGGGAAATACTTCGGATAGGATCTAATGCTGTGGCCGCGGTACGTGCTACATATCTTGGGAATCCAGATACCGTGCTATTATATGATAGCGGCACAGCAGCATTGTACGGAATAACCTCTCAAGGTGCAACTTATATACGAACATTTCCTACCAAGGTAGACGTACCAAGCGGCTCTTTGTGTTGGTCCGCTGGAAGTGCTCCTAAAATTTTCATATTAACACAGCCTACAATTTCTCTCGTAAATAGGGTAAGTAGACTGGACGTTACTACAGGTAGTGTAAGCGTGTTGCCTTTAAGCTTTTACATGTCTGCGCGAGTAGATCCGATGCTTTTTGCAAGATTGTCGGGCGCTGTAGCGGTTTTAGCCTATACGGGTACTGTTGCAAGCAATCCGGTATGGAGAGTATTTGATTCTAATGGATCAGTATCTCAGGCAACAGCCTTGCCGAATAAAGGAGCAGTTGATTCAATCTTTTCAAACGGACAAACATACGGTTGGACGGTAGTTTCAGGAGGGCAGCTGAAGTTTTACACAAGTTTCGCGTCTACATTCAGAGAAGAGGCTGGAACCTTGAAACACTCGGAAGCTCAGGACTCTTCGTCAAGGTATTCTAAATTTGCATATAACGAGGATTATACGAAGTTATATCGTTACGTATACAAGTCTGCAAAGTATTACTTAGAAGAGCGAGATGCGACTACTTTCGAAATTTCCGCAGAGCATGTTATAGATGATATCGCGGGAGTGCTGCCAATGAATTTAACCATAGAAGTTACTTGTCCTGTAGTATTTAATGGACTTTTGATTCCTCGAGCAGCTTCCGAACCTGATAGTAAGCTGCAGTATTTTCAGTTGGAGACGGACAAGTGGGTTCCTAAGTTCTTAAGCTGTCCAGAAGCTAAAACATTGATGGTGTTACCTTCTAGTGCGTACCTGTGTGGAAGCTCTGTAACAGTTATAACTAAAAAGAAGAGATACAATTTAATGTAGGAGGTCTATTATGCAAAAGCGATATCCTTACGAGATTATAAATAAACTACGTTCCGGAGAAAATAACTTACTTATAAGCAAGGTATCTCAGGAAATCGAGCATTTAAAAGAACAGTTTGATGATACAGACTACAAGACAATGAAGAATCTTCAATACGAAGCTATGGGAAAGGATCTGCCATATCCCTGGAAAGATGTATATCAAGCAGCTGAGGAAATCAGAGTACAGATCAGAGAAAAGGAAGCAGAGTTGAAGAATTTATTGCAATTAGAGGAGTAATTATGCTATATAATTTAGATTGGCTGCAAAGAGGAAAGGTTTTTCCTCCGGTAGCTGAGAAGAGTAGAATAGAGCGTTACACTCAAAATGCTGCTTTATTTGACGGAGACCACTTCGAATCTTCAGATTTTAGGCATAGGAATACTTCTCCTGGAAGCTATATAAGTGTATATCAGCAGTGCGCAAGGCGTATTAGTCGCGTTGTGAACAACTTCGAGGATGTTATCTGCTTTCCCGTACTTTTAAACTATCAGAGGCTCATGACACTAAAGATGGCCGATCTGGTGTGTGGTGAGTATCCTAACATAACAGGAGCATCCGCTGATGAGAATAAAAATATTAAGGAAGCTCGAGAATACACAGACTTCGATAGCAAGCTATACACATCTGTTATAGACATTAGTCGCTATGGAGACGCTATTATTCGAATCTATAGAGACGAATTTGGTCAGAATACGTTTACTACATGGGATCCTAGAGAGTGGTATCCTGTAGTAACACAGGATGGTACTAATACTATTTTAAAGCATTGCTTATGCTGGTTAGAGAATCGGCGACCTGGAGAGACTATTCCAGATTGGTACTTACATGTTCAAATTCATGGTACACAGCCTGCAGACCTGGGCTGGTACGAGTATCGTGTATACAAGATGGATGTAGGTGCTAATACGATCTTAAAGCAGATATCTTCTACAATTATCCAGACAGGTCTGAAGACTTGTGCAGTAATGCATCTTAAAGCCTTCTCTGTATCTAATAGTATCTATGGATATGACGATTACATGCCTATCGACAGTATTCTTGCTGAGATTATGTCACGTATAGGTCAGATATCAGTAATTCTGGATAAGCACGCCGACCCAAATATTACGGGCCCGGTCTCGATGCTTACAGCTAATGAGCGGACTGGAGAGCTGGAGTTAAAGACAGGTAAATTTTTTGCCGTTTCTCCTGGAGAAGAGCAACCAAAGTATATGACCTGGGAAGGACAGCTTAGCGCAGCTTTCAAGCAACTAGAAATGCTGATAAACCAATTGTATATTCTCTCTGAAATGGGAGCTGCGTTACTAGGTAGTGCAGATGGCGGGTCACAAGCAGTTTCTGGAACAGCGATGAGATTTAAGATGGTCAACCCCTTAGCTAAAGCTCGTAGAATTTCTAACTCATTGACCAGAAATGTAAGAATGCTGTTTAGTGCGCTTAATACGGCTATTCCGTATGAACATGTGTCTGTACTGTGGGAAGACGGTTTACCGGATGATCCTCGGGAGAACATCGAAACTGCTAAGCTCGCAACAGGTGCAACAAAGATGATGCCCCTTGAGGATGCTATAATGCAGTTCTTCAATAAGACTAATGCTGAGGCACTCACGTGGATAAATAAGATACGCGAGGAAACCAGTGAGAATATGCAGCTAACACAGCAAGCAGAAGGAGACCCTAACAAACCAGGGCCGCAGGACGGCACTGGGATTAACCCGACAAAGAAGGGTTCTGAAACAGGTTTAAAGTCCTTTTCGGGCTTAAACAATAAATAAGCCGACAGGCGTTAAATGGGAGGAATCATATATGCCGAATCTTGGCGAGATTCTTAGAACAAATTTACCTCAGGATGTAATGTCGCAAGTTGAAGATGTCGTAGGTGATGACTTTGATTGGGATGTTGTGCCCCGCACACGTCTTAATAAAGTAATCGCTCAGAGAAACAAATTAGCTGGCAAGTCATCGACGAATTCGCAAATTGACGACGGAGAGGGTGGCGTAGATTTATCTGGCTATGTTAAGAAGGAAGATTCAGATAACCTGTTAGCACAGCAGAAAAAAGACCTCGAGAAAGCCCATAAAGGCGAGGTTTTAAACATACGCAAACAGTATGCAGTGCTGGACAAACTGCGACAGATGGGTGCAGTAGATCCTCAGTTAATTTTAGACAGCGGTCTAATCAAGCTTGATGAGTTAAACTTTGATGAGACCAATAATTTAACAGGACTTGAGGAGCAAGCTGATCCACTCAAGGAGACGCGAGCTTATCTATTCAAAGCACCAGACCTGGTGCCCTCAGGGACAGGTAAGCACGAAGGTGGAACAGGCAGCGAACCCAGCGCCTTAGATGCGCAACTGAATAGCGTGTTTAAAAGTATGGGTGTTCAAATTAATAATACACAGGAGGAATGATTTTTAAATGAGTAATGCACTTTCGAATCTCTATCAGCAGAAAGTAGTGCCCGGACTTTACCAGCAGTATTTTCAGGGTTTAACTTCTGCATGGATGGAAAACAACGCTATTGGAGTTGAATACACCGGCGGTAAGTATGTAATCATGCACGAGATGGATGTGGACGGTCTTGGTTCTTACGATAGAAATCTTGGCTTCCCCCGGGGCAACATCACGGGCACTAAGAAACAGTATGAGTTGACAATGGATCGTGGTCGTGAGTTTCTTATAGATGCTGCGGATAACGATGAAACCGGATTCTTAGTAAACGGAGCAGCTGTAATGGCTAAGTTCCAGCAGAAACATGTTATTCCAGAAGTTGACTGCTACCGTTACAGCAAGATCTACAAAGAGGTAAGTACTCAGGCAGCTGCTAATGTAAATGATACTGCAATTACTGCTGCAAATATTACAGATACACTCTTAGAAGATATAGCTAAGATGCGTGATGTTTGCGGAGGTACTCCTTTAGTAATAATCATGTCTGGTATTACCCAGGGATATTTCGGTAAGGGTTTCGATCGTAGTCTGGACTACATGCAGTTTGCACGTGGAGAGCTCTATACTAAAGTAAAAGCGATCGACGGCAACCCGATACAGATCGTCCCGAGCGCACGCCTTAAAACTTCGTACGACTATAAGGACGGCGTAACGGCTGGCCAGGAGGCTGGTGGCTTCACTGCTAGTGCAGGTGCAAAGGATATGAAGTGGATTATTACACCTACAACCGCTCCTATTGCTGTAGGTAAAATCGATAAGATGCGTGCCTTCTCGCCGGATGAGTATCAGCAGGCAGACGCTTGGAAAGTCGATTACCGCTTATATCACGATCTGTGGATGACTCCCGAAGCGTGTGAATTTACCTTGATACGCACAGGGGATATTGCGTAAGAAGGAGGAATTTTAAATGCCTTCAGGTAATAAAGATACTAATACAGCTGCAGCGGCTGGCACAGGTGCAGAGACCCCCGAGGTGCCTGTACTTCCAGCTGTACCTGAATACCTTACAGGTAACTTCGTGAAGAAGTATATAGCTGCTTGCTCTAAGGAAACTCAGACGAGATTTAAGCAGATGTGTGCTCTGCGGGGTATTACGTTTCCGGAGACAGACAACGTCTTACGCACAGAGCAGGTCGAGTTATTTATGGCCGCAATTTAAACTGGACGAGGAGGTGTTTACTTGATTGGATATGTGACTTTAGAAGAAGCCGATGCGTATGTTGAGACACATTACTTAGAAGTGGAAGACGCTCGAACCAACTGGGAAGATTTGGAAAATGAGAGTAAAGAGATTCTACTTCGAAGATCCTTTGAGGCCATCGACAACTTAGTACTCACAGGTCGAAAGACGTTTCCAGATCAAGACACCTCCTTCCCTAGGTATCCATCGACGGAGGTGCCTGCAAGAGTAAAGTATGCACAGATAGAAAATGCTTTATCTTTATCGGATGCTAGTATTCAGGAGGACACCGCTTTCTATAGTAAGCTTAAGAGCTTTGGCATCACGAGCTACTCTATAGGCAATCTGTCTGAAACTCTTGGTGCATACTCTGCAGAGGCAGATTCTGTGAACACTTCACTAACTGCTAAGGGTATTGTCTCCACTAAGGCTCAGCAATACTTATTGCCGTACATTTATGGAGGTTTTAGGATATGAGTCGTATGACAAAGTTCTTAAAACAGCAGACTACATTACAGTTAATGCAGAGAACTCAAACAGGAGAGCCGCAACTTAATGAGTACGGCGAGCCGCTGTACCAACCACGTGTTACAGTAATTAAATGTCGTAAGGAGATCTCCACACAGGATGTAATAACGTCAGTAGGCGCCGCGAAAAAGAGCGCCACTACGTTTTATCTTGACAACACTACTCCTGTAACTATAGGTGATAAGTTAGAGGGTAAGCCAGTCTTAACCGTACAAGAGTATATTAACGCACAGGGATTATGCGAAGGATATGAGGTGATGGTGTGAGCTCCGGATTTTCTGCAACAACTACAAAGAGCGTTCAAAATGCTAGAAAAAATTTAACTAAATTTTTAAAGGCGATTGACACCGTACCCTTGGATGTTTTAGAGGAAGAGGCCTCTAGAATATATGCTGATGAAGTTGCTCACACACCGTATAGAAGTGGTAAGCTAGAAGCTTCTGTATATTGCAAGGTTTCCCGAGACAAGAGGCGGCCTGGGCTTGTTACTGGCGCCAGCGCAAAAGCCTCTAACGGATATAATTACGCGGGAATACAGCATGAAAATACCACCTTCGTTCATCCCGTCAAAGGGTCTGCTTTCTATATTCGTGATCCCTTTAATAGAGGAGTACGGCGCATTAAGTATAAGATATCAAGGAGGCTAAAACACAGTCGATGAAGTTATCAGTCATTCCTGAGTATATCCGAAAGCTTATTCTAAGGAAAGTCAAACTCGCAGTGTTTGTCGGGGATGTTCCTTCTCTTGCAGAGGAAGGGATTGCTGTAAAAATGCTAGAAGGCAATCCCAACTCGATGTATTTTGGAGAGATTCCAAATATGTACGAACCTATGTATCAAATTCTTATTCGAGCAAGAGATTATACAGTAGGTGCAACCTCTGCGCAAGCAATAAAGGATGTTTTAGATGGATATACAGATAAAAACTTGCAAGCATTAACTTTAGTTGGCTCGATCCTATACCTAGGTAGGTCTGAGCAAAAAATGCACGAATTTCAATTAACATTTACAGCAATAATAAAGGAGGAATAATTTATGTCAGCAGAGTCTCCCTTTACAGGTTTAACCGCATCAGTAAAAATAGGTCCTAAAGAAACGTCAAAGGTCTTAGCTTATATTTCAGGCGCTGACCTTACTCTCGAAAAAGATATCATCGAGATTTTAGCGTTTGGCATGACATATAAAGAAAAGGTTCCTGCAATTAAGGACTGGTCTTTGTCTTTAGACGGTACTGTTGCATTAGCTGCCGACGGTACCCAGAAACAGTTGTACGACGCTTTTGAGAGTGGAGCACCTCTCACTATAGGAATCTATTTAGACACAGAGACCTATTTTGAAGGTACCGGCTACGCTTCAAGTTTCGATATATCTGCAGCTCCTGATGATAAAATCAGCTTGACAGCGGATTTAGCAGGATCAGGTGCAGTTGTATTAAGTCTTAAAGCGTAACGGAGGATGTTATAATGATTAACTTAACTTTAAATGGAAAAGAATACACGTTGGCTACAAATTTGCGTGTAGCGTATAATGTGCAGGGGCAACACAATCATAAATCCTATATGGAAGTTTTCCAGAATGTCGACAATATGACCTTAGAAGAGCAGGTCGGAATTCTGTATGAAGCTGCTAAAGTAGGTACTGATAAAAGTATTATGCCAAATAAGCAGGACTTTTTAGCTGAGTATTTGGATGCACCGGAAGCTAATATTTCAACGCTGTTGACAACCTTAAAGCAGATTTTTGAAGGTATCTTAGGTAGAGAGATCAAACTCGACAAAGACAGCTCCGACTCTGAGGGGGAATAATCGAGCCACATTTTCAAACCTGGTCGGAATTGTTCCGACTAGGCGGAAACTGTGGCCTAAAACCTCAAGAAGTTCTTGACTTGGATTTAGAGCAGTTTAATTGCTTTATTCAAGGTTACAGTGATAGGACTGTAGAGTTACAGCAACTAGCTGTAGAAATTGGTTATTGGAGTGCTTACTACAGTAATGCGAAGCACCCTAAACCTGTTACGAAAATATTAGAAATGATGAAGAAAAAATCATCTACAAGAGCGCATAGTGATCAAGCACCTGACGTGGATGCCTTTTTACAGTTAGAGCAGAAACGTTTAGAAATGTTAGAAGGGAGAGATCTACATGCCTAGAGCTGAGCAGATAAAATACGAGTATATTGGCGATGTATCTTCCCTTCGAAAGGCCACATCTGAAGCTTCTAGCCTACTAAATTCCTTTGAAAAGGCGGCTAAGAAAACCTTCCAGGCGCTTAGTGGTTTGAAGGTTGCAGACGTATTTGCGAATTCTATAAAAGAATCTTTAAATTACATTGAGAATTTAAACTTATTCAACGTTGCAATGGGCGAGTCTATAGACGTAGGTAACGAATTTGTAAATACAATGTCCGAAATCTACGGGATGGATCCTTCGAATATTATGGAGTCTGCAGGTAACTTTTACCAGCTAACTTCTGCAGTAAACGCTACGAAGGAAGCCTCCGAAGTAATGTCCTTACAGCTTACTAAAGCCGCAAACGACATTAGCTCCTTGTTCAACGTAGACGTTCAAACCGTTACAGACAACTTGAGCTCAGGCCTTCGTGGTATGTCTCGAGCTGTTACAAGCTACGGTATGGATATTCGTGCAACTACCTTGCAAGTAACCGCAGCCTCTTTGGGAATTGGCCAGCAAGTCGAAACGATGTCTGAAGCAGATAGAGAAGGTCTTCGCTATATTACAATGATGCGTCAAGCGTCTAATGTAATGGGAGATTTCGCTAAAACGATAGAATCTCCGGCAAACCAGTTACGTGTTTTTAAAGAGCAGGTAACTCAGCTTGCCCGAGCCTTTGGTAACTTCTTTATACCAATTCTGCAAAGTACCTTGCCTTATATTAACGGATTTGTAATGGCTTTACGCATAATGCTTAATTACATAACCGCGTTATCAGGTATATCTGATCTCGATTTTGGCGGGAGCGTTAGCACTCTTCAAGACGAGACAGGTGCAATAAATTCTTTGGGAGATGCTGCATCTACTACAAAAAAGAAGATGCAAGATCTTATAGCCCCCTTCGACGAGTTGAATGTTTTAAATGAGAAAACATCATCGTCGAACTCCGATTCCGGTATCGGCCTAGCAGATATGTCCATGGATCCTCGGATTGAGGAAGCTGTGAAGTCTCTTCAAGTAGAGTTCGAAAACGTGAGAATGAAAGCAAACCAAGTACGGGATGATATTCTCAAGTTTTTTGGATTTGAGGAAGTAGATGGAAAACTGCAGTTTGTTAAAGCCTCCTTTGAAAATAACTTAATAAATAAGTTTCCTCAATGGACCGAGACTATCCAGGCTACCTTCGACAACTGGTCCGGAATCGTAGAGGGCTTCAAAGCTGTATGGACATCTGTTGGAGCAGTTGTTGCGCAAATTGCTAAGGACATTAAAGATGCTATTATAAATATGCTTGGTGGAGAGGAAGCTGACTCCAATGTTGCGCAATGGATAACAGATTTACCTACTAAGCTACAAGGAATAGCAGACTGGATCGAGGACCACAAAGAGGGAGTAGCTCACTTTATAGAGCTGTTTTTCGGCTTTCAGGCTGTAGCGTCAATTATAGGAAGCGTTATAAATAAATTCATCGAGTTTGATAAGACAAGCTCTGCTGTAGTTAATGTCCTCTCGAAAATCAAAGGTTCAAAACTGGCAGAACAGTTTTCTATAATTGGTAAGGGCATGAAGATGTTGCCTACACCAAAACAAGGAGCTTCTGCCTTTAAAGACTTGTACGATTTGAACGTTCTGGCTGGTTCTAACAAATTTACAGCTTTAGGGCAGTCTATAGGACAGATGGGAAAACTAATGGGCACGGCCTTCTCAGGTTTATCAGGGCCATTACTTATTATACTAGCAATAGTTGCGGCATTTGCAGCTGCGTATGCTACTAGTGAGGATTTCAGAAAGTCGGCTAATGAGCTGTTCTCTTCTATAGGAGATATTTTAAAATCTCTCTGGGAGGGAATACTAAAACCGGTCCTTGACACACTAGGCCCAATCATAAAAGATCTCTGGTATAACACAATTCTACCTATTCTCGAACCGTTGATGGCCATTATAGCAGACTTAGGACAACTAATAGCCATCGTTATTCAAAAGATTATGGATGTTGTAGGTCCAATTATACCCTGGCTAACTGATACAATAGTTGCACCTATTAAGTTTGCTATTCAAGTTGTTGGCGCAGTTATAGAGACAGTGGTTCGTGTTATAAAGGATGTTATTGATATAATTAAGAAGCTGGCTGTAGGCGATTGGAAGGGAGCTTGGCAATCTTTCAAGCAAATCGGCGTAGACGTTCTAAAGGGTCTGTACAAAGTAGTTTACCATATAATAAACGGTATATGGGAGAATATAAAACGATTCATCAATGGCATAGGCACGGCAGTAGGTAAGGTTAAGGGCTGGTTCACAGGAAACGATTCAGCTGCGTGGACTGTCACGGCTAAGCTACCCTCCCCTGATGAGGTGTTCATGGCTAGCGGCGGTGTAGCTACTGGACCTACTAGAGCAGTAGTAGGCGAGGGTAAGTATGACGAAGCTGTCATCCCCTTAGGGGATAGCCCGCAAATAAACGAGATGTTAGATAAGTTTGCTAGCAGAGTCTCAAACAGGCCAGTCGAGGTCAAAGTGCTCATAGGTGATAAAGAATGGGACGCATTTACGTATAAGTCTGCACAACGCGGAGCAAATCTAGTAGGTGCAACCCCGCTAGGAAGTGTTGTAAATGTCTGAGTATTATAGTTTTAATCCAATTACACGAAAAATAGAAGGTGCAAGACCTGCTAACATGTTTTCTATAAGTAAAATTTCTGGGGGCAACCTTATATGGTTGCCTAACCCAGAAAAAGATTCAGGGCAGGGATTAATATCAACCTTAGTAGACTCCGCTAGAAATACTAAAGGTGTTGTAACTGCACAGAAAATTTGCAGAGATCAAGACAAGACAGAATTAGCTTGGTCCCTGCTGACAGTCGAAGAGTGGGAACGTCTATTGGAATTCTGGGATTCAAACTTTGAATTTGTATTGAACTACTATAGTCCAGTAAAGCATACACGTATATCTAGAGTGTTCTATATTGGTGATCGTTCCTATAAGTTTTTTGATATCTTAGATAACGGCAATCCGACAGCTTATACAGAGTGTTCCGCAAATGTTGTTGATACGGGGTTGAGTAATTAATGGCTATATACACTTTAACTGTGAATCCAGATAGCGGGTATTGGAAATTATCAGGTAAAACCGATCCCTGGACTTCAGGCACTAGAACTGTTAATCTAGAAGAGGGCAGTTCTATAGAACTTATAAATCCAATACGTAAGGGATATAAATTTATATCGTGGCAATTAAGTAGCGCTTCGAGCTACATTGTTAAAAATGTTTATACACAAGGTGCAGAGAATTGCACAATTACTGCTATATGGTCACAGAGCGCTGTAGAGGATGCTTGGAATACGGAGATATCTAAAGTATTTAGAGAGCCCGGAGATTTTAGGTATCAACTTGTCTCCGGAGAGCAGCCTGATATAGGCACATTCCCAGATGATGTAGAAAGACAGTGGTTAATGTACTCATCAAATGTGTCTATGTCCGGTAGCATTTTTAGAAAGTCATACAATAGTACTGTAGGCAATGGTTCTTGGATACTTGATGGTACACTCACCTCGGTATGTGAAAACAACGTATTCAATAACAACGTATCTGAAGTAGCTCGCAGATACACCTTGCCGGCTACCTGGGATATTGCAGTCATAGGAGAGATCTACTCTGAAATATGCCAGGTACCGGCTAGCTCTTATAAACTGTCTATTGTGTGGGATCCGGTCTTTCAGGGATTTCCAACGAAGTTTACCCTTCAAGGAATCAATCGATCTTCTGCCACCGAGGTTGCACAGGTGTGGTCTGAGGAGATTGAAAACAATACCGAAGTTATAAGTGTTGTAGACATCTGGGATCATATGAATCCTACTGCTGTAAACCTGCACCCATTTCAGGAACTGCGCATAATTGCGAAGGACTGGAATCACGCGGACTATACGCCTCCGACACTAACTGCAATGTACTTTGGTTATACTGAGGATAGTGAGACGAAGCCCAAAGGAGTATTGAATGTAAAGCATACTACAAGTACCAATCTATACTCTAATGAATTATCGTCTCAAAGTATATCTATTGAAAACAGTAACTTATCGTATTACCGGGATATAAATAGAGATTTATTGTTAGAGTCTAGCTTACCTGGAAACTCGTTAATCTTTGTACAGTACGGATTAACATATTCTGATGGAAACATCTACTACACAGATGTTTATAAGTTTGCTACTTCTAAATACTCCGCACCTACGGATACACAGACAGTTACAATTGAAGGAGTAGATCCACTAGCCACGAATGCAGACGTCCTTAAATTTAACTACATTCCGCGGCTTGCCGAAGCTGTTACTTTGGAAACCGTCATTACACACTCTCTAGGCAGTACTGGACTGCAGGTAGACTCGTACGATTGGCCTGTAGAGGTGAGGAGCGGTCTTTTCGCAACCTACAGCGAGGGAGCGTTACCGAAAGATACTCCAGTAACGCAGGTATATCAATATATTGCGCAAATATTAGGAGCAATAGTGTATGCAGATCCTACTACCGGTGCTATTAAAGCTGTAAAGGTTGCAGATCTTACTTCTCCAGTTCCGTACGAGCTAAATCCCGATATTACTACTAGCTGGCCTTCAGTAACGTTACACTCTCAGATCAACCGTATTGATATAAAGAAATACAAGGTGTGCAACACGCACGAAGACTTGTATGGTGTTGTATGCTCTACTCAGATAACAGTACCTGCAGGTAGCGATGCTCGAGACATAGAGATAAAATACGCAAACGGAACAGTAGATCCCAATGGACCAACCGCGGTCCAAATTACTAATGCAGATACAGCAGACTCTACCGCTTTTAGCTACGAGGTAGTGTACACGGGTTTGACTTTTACGCACATCAGGGTAACTTACCCAAATACCTCACGCGATGGTCAATTTAATGTAGAGGTTTTAGGCTACCCGGGATACGCAGTGTTCGACACAATACAAGTAATTGGAACACGTGATAGCATTATTACTATAACTAGATCTTGGGATAACGCTAAGCGGAACTTAGCTGTATACAGACAAGACAGCAAGTTTGAAATCTTAGATAATGTTTCAGGCGCATACTACTACAAACTCAGGATCAAACTTCTTGTAGATGCTTCTCCGGAAAACCCAATATACGTTGAGCTTCTTGGCACGGATGTAGCCATTACCTCTGAAATAGTTACTTATTGGGATAACTCGGCACACAGTGCTGGCGAAACACTTACGATAGATAACCCTTTAATATCTACAGACTATGTTCTGAATAAAGTTGGTGAGTTTGCCAAGGCACTAGTAACTAATCGAAAACAGTACAAGCTAGACTATCTAGGAGATCCAACTCTGAACGCTCTAGATACTCGTAAAATAATTACCGACCGTGAAACCTTAGACAATTTTATTGTAACTAAATCCGAGCTAACCTTTAATGGTGGCTATAGCGGCACTATCGAGGGGAGAACTATATGACTTTTATAACAGATAGAAATCTGGAAGCAGTAAAAAGGATAAAGCAAGGGGCAACAGACGAGGAGACGCTGCTACGCGGAACGTTGCGCCCGGTAGACTTTCAAAGATGGAAAGAGGCTTTATCTAAGATACTGCCAGAGACAGTACTTCCGGATATTACAAAAGATACGCAAATTAATTGCACTAATCCTGAGCAGCCTTTAACTAATATACCTGGAGAAGCTTTTGCAGCTACAAATGATTGCTGGTATTACTGGAAGGCTATAAAGGGTTTAAAGGATACGCTACCAGAAAATTCAGGTGTAGACACTACGTGGTTTCCTGATAATATGGAGCGACTAACTTGTGCAAATGTTAATGCGTTAGAAGCAGTTATAGAGTATCATTATACTCATGGAAATGGTACTGTGTAGCGTTCTAAATATAAAATAATAAAGGAGTAAGATTATGGAATTTCGTGGAATTGATGTTTCAAAATGGCAAGGTAACATTGATTGGAACAGAGTAAAGGCTAGCGGGGTGGACTTCGCTATTCTACGCGCAGGTTACGGCAGTGTATCCTCCCAGAAAGACCCAACCTTTGAAGACAACTATCAAAATGCCAAGGCCGCGGGAATACCTGTAGGAGCTTATCATTACAGCTACGCTAAAGATATCGCCGGCGCAAAGAGAGAGGCTCAGACCTTTTTGGAGTGGATTAAGGGTAAGCAGTTTGAGTACCCCGTTGTATTCGATATGGAGGAGAGCGCCACGTACAATTTAGGTAGAAATACCGTTTCGGAGATTATTAAGACCTTCTGTAGCATTGTAGAAGCTGCAGGATACTATGTAAGTGTCTACACTAACAAGAACTGGTTAGATCATGTAGTATCCGACGAGGTTAAGAGTAAATACGATACCTGGCTGGCGCAATGGACCTCGACGCCGAGTTATGTAGGCCCTTACGGAATGTGGCAATACACATCTTCAGGTACAGTAGATGGTATTTCTGGCAGAGTAGATATGGATATTGCATATAAAAACTATCCAGAGATCATTAAACGCAAGCAGCTTAACGGATGGAGTGGCGCAGATGTTCCCCAGACTTCTGAGAATCACGGATATGCCGCAGGTAAATCCCTTGCTCTAAATAACACACCTATATACATTTCCGCAACATCCAAGAAGATTGCAGGGTATAAGAGCGGTACATACTATGTATATGATGGTAATGTAATTAATGGCCGAATTCGAATTACTAATTCAGCAGCTCGTGTAGGTAAGAAGCCTGCAAGTGAGAACGTAACTGGTTATATGGAGGTGTAATCATGCATAAATTTAAATCTCGAAAATTCTGGTTAACTCTTATCGCTACCCTGAGTGGTATCGCTACGACACTAATGGGTGTAGACGGCGAGGTAGGCATCATTGCAGGTATGGTTGTAGCGGTTCTACCTACAATCGTATATGTTATTACCGAAGGTAGAATTGACGCTAAAGCTGTTGGAATGGTTGCGGAGGACATAACAGAAGTCACCGAGGGCATTGAGAAGATAAAAACTACCAAGAAAAAGAAGGACGATTCAGATGGTATTTGAAAACATTTCAGCCTCGCTCTCCGATATAATTCAAATAGCTAGCATACTCATAGGTTTAGGCGCAACATACGGCAGGATTACCTCCCTGGATAAGAGGGTAGAGAAGCATAATAAGGTAATCGAGCGTGTTTTTAAGCTTGAGGAAAGCGTAGGTAAAAACGATGTCAATGTACTCAGTCAGAAGATATCTGACCTAGACAGACGCGTAACCAATATTGAAGCAGAGGGGTGCAATAACATATGTCTGAACAACCACAAGACTTTTTAGCTTCGGAGCTTCTATCGGAATTAAAGGCAGAGAACACTCGTAAAGACTTGTTAGTAAGAAGGCTTTGCAAAGTTGTCGCACTTATTATTTCGATTAGTCTCATTGCTATATCTGGAATAGTTGCAGGATTCTTATGGTACTTAAATCAATACGATTTTACCTCTGAACAAACTGTCTCAGGTGTTTACGCATTAGTAGACAGCGAAGGTAATGTAGTCGCTAGTGACTTTAGTACCGAGGAAATTCAAGAAATACTGGAGGTATTGGATAATGGCTAAGGTGACCACTAGGAAGTCGAGGACTAAGAAGAATGGAAAATCCAAAGGAAAAGCTACTCGTAAAAGGAAGTAAATGTAATCTGCAATTCTCAACCGCTGAAAAAGACTACTTTGAGCGGGCCTGTGGATTTACAGATGAAGAGCTAGAGATTTTTCAGATGCGAGCTCGAGGCTTCAGTGTATTAAAAATTTCCTTTGAAATGGAGAGAATACATGGCAAGGAAATACCTGGAGGACAATACAGCATAAGTAAGGTTGAGAGGCGCATACGTTCCATTAAAGATAAAATCTTAAAGGTTCTGTAAAGGATTCTTAAAGGGTTTTTAAAGGGTAATCCTTTGATTACCCTTTATTTTTTATATTATAATATAGTTAGAAAGAAGGAGATAATGTGTATTCTGACTATATAGAATCATATGAGGAGGACTACTATTATGATTATATCTGTGAATGGTATAGATGAGGTAAAAGACTTTCCGGTATCTCTCTGTGACAGCATGATATTTATGGATTACAACTCAAACACATTCTATGTAAAAACGCATATGCGTAATGATAAGGTCAAAATAGGCGTTTATAACTTTCAACCAAAGGAGATAATATATGTATAACGCATTTAATGGTTATCCTATGAATAACTATCAGCAACGATTGGCTACCTTTGAAGCCACGTCTGTAATAAGAGTCAATGGACTAAACGGAGCTAATTCCTATAACCTGGCTCCAAACTCCAGTATTCTTCTGCTAGACGAGACTGCTCCAATAGTCTACTTAAAAACCACAGACGGCGCAGGATACGGTACAGTAACAGCATACGACATTGTTGCGCATAAAGACCCCGAGAAGGTAAATGTGGAAGATCGTATAATCGCTCTTGAAAATAAAATATCATCTTTGGAGGCGAAGATAAATGAACAACCCGATACTACAGCAACTACCAAATCAAAACAGTCCAAGTGAGATGTTAGAACAATTTAAGCAGTTCAAATCCTCAATGCAGGGCCATAATCCTAAACAAGCTGTAATGAACCTGTTAAGTCAAGGTAAGATATCGAATCCGCAATTACAACAGTTGATGCAGACAGCACAGCAGTTGCGAGGGATATTAAAATAGTATTCAATCGAGTCGACGCGATTTTGAATAAATAAAATAAAAGGAGACTTCCTAATGGAAAGTAACTATTCTCTTGCGGATATCGCCGCTGCTACCGGAGAAGATAGAGAGGATAACTGGATGTGGATAATCATCTTATTCTTATTCCTTTTCGGATTTGGGGGTAACGGTATAAACCGCACTAACGACGCAACTACTCAGGAAATTCTTTTTGGACAGCAGTTCCAGGGCCTCGATCAGAAAATTGATCGCATAGGCAACGGCATTTGCGACAGTACTTTCGCACTCAACAGTTCGATTACTTCGGAAGGTCGAGCTTTACAAAATCAGCTCGCATCTTGTTGCTGCGATACCAATCGCAATATAGACGCAGTACGCCATGAAAACGCACAGAATACTTGCGCAATCACTACAGCGATACACGCCGAAGGCGAACAGACCAGAGCATTGATTACTGCAAACGAAGTACAAGCTTTAAGAGACAAAGTTCAGGAACTTTCGTTAGCACAGTCACAGTGTGCTCAGAACGCATACTTGACTCAGGCGCTGAGACCCTTCCCTGTACCCGCATACCAGGTATCCAACCCTTACTGCGGCTACGGAGCAGGCTGTAACAACTACGGATTCTATGGCGGAGTAACAACCGCATAATAGCACGCAAGGTGCTCAACCGGGGGCATCAATAGATGCCCCTAATGTTATTTTAAGGAGAGATAATAATGTTAGAAGTAGGCAATACAACTAGTACAGCTGTCGCAGCTAATAGTACAATACCTTTTACTACAGTATTCTTTAATACTAATAACAAGACATCCTTTGACAGTGTCAACAACTCTTTGAATATACGACGTCCAGGTATTTACAATGTCGGCGGCTCTTTTGTATTTACCCCTACCGCCGCGGGCACTGTATCTATCAGCATGCAGGTAAGCGGTGCAACCAGTCCTACAGCAGTAGCAACATTCACAGCAGATGCAGGAGCTACGTATACTTTCAATATCCCCTCCAAATATATACGTACTGTAGCATCTACAGCAGGTTCCGTGCCGATTACTTTCGTAGCTTCTGCAGCGGGGACACTGACAAGTGCTAACGCATTTGTGTATAAAGTATGTTAAGTAGCAGACGAAAAGACTAATAAATATTGGAGGCGATTTCCGATGGATGAAATGCATATGCTTCTATCTAAGGCAATAGAAAAAGCTACAGATAAGCAAGAACTCGTCGAAGAGGTCTCAGAATCTCTATACGCTTTAAAAACCTGCAACAGCTCTGAGTATAAACGTATTACAGACTACTTAAAGGAAATAGCGTATTGTATTACGGAAGAAGAAGCTACTAAAATAGTAAGACGTATGGAGCCTAAGGGCCAATGCTGGTCGTACAACCAGGTTAAAGACTATGTAACTACTCAAGGTATTACCACCAATTACGTAAACTGGTATCTTGTAATGAACATGTGTTATAACGATTACTACAACACTGCTAAAGCTTACAACTTACAGAATGATACGAATTTTTACTTTAACTTGGCCAAAGACTTTATATTTGATCCAGACGCAGAACCATTTAAAGTAGAGAGGTATTTCAGCTAAAAAAAGATCCCGGAGGCGAGGTTCTCCGGGATTTTTATTTTCTACTCAAACAGTAGAAAGATAAGCCATAGCAGGCCTTTAATGCTTGCGGAAATTATTGCAAGTCCTAGAGCTAAGACAAGAACAATAAACACTACCGTAATAAATCCAGCTAGAAATCTTTGCCAAGGTTTCATATATACTTCTTTCCTCCATTTCGTAAGTAGTACTTAAGGTGCTGGTATGCGTCTTTTGTATGCTCGGTTGTACGCACTGTATGTTTAAGTTGCGCCCAGTCGTCTTTTAAACCTCCAGCATATTTCTTTACGCTAGGTGCCTGTTCAACTATTGCAATCCCATGCTGCATGCAGTAGCATTTTACCACACCGATTACCTCGCAAGGATAAAAACTATTCCACGCTAGAGACTTAGCCATACCAGGGTATAGGTTAAATCGTTCAATTACTACAATATCTGGACTACACATTTCCAGCAATTTTACAACCTCTAAATGGTTCTTAGGCGCAGTTCCTCCGGTAAGCCTATCATGGGTATCTACAAATACCCATCCTGTACTTTCACCGGGGTCAAGTGCTATGATACTCTTCTTCATCTTGTAAAGCTCTCCTTATATCATTTGCTTTCGAAATATTTATCTTTCCTACACGCTCATCAAAAGATTTTTCACATGTGAGGTAGTAGATAAATACCACGTTCTGTTGCCCCATACGGTGCAACCTCTCCTCAACTTGCTCATTAATCATAGGTGAGAAGTCCTTATCCAGAAATACTCCAACGTTACAGACGTTTTGCAACTCGTCGAAACCTTGACCTATTGCATCGATAGTTCCTATAAAGCATTGAACACTACTATCGTTTAAAAATCTCTGCTTATTAATATATCGAGATTCCTCATCAATCTTACCAGTAATGCTCACGCTGGTAATCTTAACATCGTTTAAAAACTTAGTCAACGCTCTGGCTGCGGTCTCGAATTTAGTAAATATACAGATCTTTGTACCTGGATGATCTTCGGCAAAACACCTTATCCATTGAAATTTAATTCCCCAGAAGCCCTTCTTATTCTTATCTATACTTCCAGGGTAGGATGTAACCTGTCGTAATCGCATAGTACATACAGCACCATTAGGTATCGAGCAATCCTCCGGGAGCTCGTCCAGAACTAACTTTCGAATATTATCATAAAGAGTTCTTTGAGACTTCTCCATAGCTAATGGAATTTCCGTAACTATCTTACCTTGAGCAATTTCCATACGATTATATATTGAAATCTCAGATAATAGATTACTTAGCAACTCTAGTCTCTCAGAATTATCTGTAATACCTGTAATCTGCTTCCCCCAAAAGGTATCCGAGACTTGGCAAAAGTAATATACGAAGTTCCAATAACTTAACCCTGAGTATTTCCAGTCTAGGAAATTTAAAACACTCCACAAATCGTCGAGCCGTCTAAGTACAGGTGTACCGGTCATAGCCATTCTGCGTTGAGCGGGAATCTGCTTTATCGCGCAAGTTCTTTTGCTCTTACGATTTTTTAATCGATGCGCCTCGTCTACAATAAGATATTCCCACGAGATAGTCTTTAAGTGCATTAAGTTTTTATCAATAGCTACTTGCTCATAGTTGGTAACAACTATTCCATCTGCTCTTAAATCACTGGACACCTTTGCAGCAGGGTACCAGATCTTAAATGTTTTTATCCATTGAGCAATGCAAGGTTTAGGTACTACAATCAAAGCTCTATGTATCTGCAACTCTTTTAACGCTGCTACAGCTTCTACTGTCTTACCTAGCCCCATAGGATTTCTATTTAAAATATTCCTATGCGCAACTATACGACCTACATCAACCTTTTGGTACGGCTTCAAGTTGTCATTAAACTTCAAGGGTAAAGGATCTATTGACTCATACATGCCTAATAGCATCTGATTTATCAAATTATTCTCCACGTTTACCCAGCCAGCTTTATTCCACACTCCGTGGCCTAAGAACCGCTGTAAGTCCTGAGAATTTTCCAAATATACCTTTAAGTACTTTGAGTCCGGAGTACCATAGATTGTCTTTACTTTAACGGTTTCCATTCTTCTAGACCTCCATAGCTGTCGCCTACTTCAGCATCCGCCTTAAAAGGCACTGTACAATTGGGTAAGTATTGAGTAGGTACCGTAGCCATGATGTTTAAACATTTCCTAGCTACAGTGTCTATTAAGCGATCATCTGCTTCAACCTCTAAGATAATAGAGTCGTGAACAGTCGCAACCACCCTAGCGTGTATGTGATTCTTTTCTATCCAATCTGCAATGGTAAGCAGCGAAATCATAGTCAAGTCACTTGCTATAGACTGAATCGGTGTATTAATATATTCATTTTGAACATGATGCCGATTATCGTCTGTAAGCACGAAGTGTCTCTCTCTGCCAAAAACTGTAATACAGGGGTCGCCTCGATCTGCGGCTAATCGTCTACCTTGAATATATGCTTTAACCTTAGGCATAGGTCTATACCATTTTTCAATTATCTCTCTAGACTCCGCCATAGACTTTCCAAAAGCCTCGGCTATAGAAGAGGGCCCACGTCCATAAGCAATACCGAAATTTATGGTCTTAGCCATATTTCGTTGCTCCTTCGTAAACTCTGGTCCAAACATCTCTTCAGCAACGGCGCTATGAAAGTCTTTATCGTGTCTATAAGCATCTATCATATATGGATCTCCACTGCTATAAGCCAGCACTCGCAACTCCGCCTGAGAATAGTCTAACTGTAAGAGCTTATATCCAGGTCCACTACGTAGCAAATTTTTTATCTTCTTATTTCTAGGCATGTTTTGCATATTCGGTTCACTTGAACTCAATCGACCCGTCTCGGTACCATGTAAGTTATAAGTGCCTCTTATACGACCATCTCTGCAAACACCTTCACGAAGACCTTGCACATATGTATCCATATATTTGTTACACTGTCTTAAAGTGCTTATACTTTCTATAAAATCTCTAGCTAAGGGATTCTCAATCCTACCTAGTTCTATATCATGCATAAGTTCTTGTAGCGTTGCAGCGTCTGTACTTGGTGGCTCATAACCTAGCACCTGCTTAAGCATCCATTTTAACTGCTTAGGAGACTTCACATTAAATACTTCTGTGCTAAAAGATTTAGCTCCGGTGTCTTTCGCATACTGTATAGGGTTCCATATTTGAGCAGATACATTAGACAATCTTACCTGCGCATGTTTAATGTCCTTCTCCAATTCCCACTCCAGATCTTCCAGGTAAGGCATGTCTAACTGCATACCTGCAAGCTCAACGTTCATGTACACCTCAGACGCTCTAACTAACCTTCGATATACGTCATACGTTCTAGGAGAAGCTAAAGCTTCTAAACAGCTGCGTAGTCTGTAAGTCGCTATACAGTCACGCTGCATGTAGGGAATTAAGATAGAAGTTGGTATATAATCATACATAAAGTCTTTAAGCTTGATCTTGTGCTGCTTGCACCACTCTCGCTTCAACTTGTCAAGTTCGTCGTCCCAAGCTGGAGCTTGAAGATAAAGCTGGCCTAAGGCTTTCAAGCCGTGTGTACCCTTAGTTTCGTTTATTCTAACATAATGCAAGAGCATAGTATCTTCATCTATGTGCGCATCCAAATTACACAAATACTTTAAACGACCACAGTCAAACTTACCGTTATGCCAGGTAAACTTTACGTCTCTACGTTGCAGTGTTGCTTCTAAGACATCATATACCTCAGAGCTATGCCCGTCTCCGCTAGCTCCAGTAATTGGAATATCATAAAAAGCATAGCAAGTACTATCATCTGTTGCAAAGCCAATGGACAAAAGCTTGTTGTCCTCCCATTCAACTCTGCGCGTCTCAATATCGCAAGCAACGTACTCCGCATTATCTAATACCTTATTTAACAGTTTAAAGCCCTGCACTAAGGTTGCACCATGGAAGTCATACAGATGCAAGTTCTCCCAATCATAGGTGCTTGCGCTTAGATCTGCGATCGCGAAAGCCTGAACTGCTTCTATAAAATTATCCAACTCTAACGGATTTACTCTTAGCACATTACATCCAGGTGTGTATAATGTCTTAGTTGAAAACTGCCACCTGTACCATTTCTGTCTGTCCTGCGTACCTCGGATCTCTCTATCCGCCGGGAACCCTGGAACAATTTTCTTAGCTAAGTCTAATACAGTCATGAATAAACACCCTCTCTAGAAAAGATGACCACATAGTAACTGAGACGTTATGTAAGTCTTCAAACACAGCATCCAAGGTCGTGTAGTTATAATTATCCAGCGCTTTCTCCATAACTATTCTTCCGGAATCTACTTCCGCAGTAACCTGGTGCAACACAGCTCCGATGCGAGGATACCTACTCTCCCAAGCTCTTTTCTGCGGATTCAATCCTTTTAACTCTGGATACTCGGTAATGAGTCCTGGGTGACCGTTGAAGATACAGCCATCAGCTAACTCACAAAGTTGCGGAGGTATGATATGCAAAAAGCCGTGCAACGTAACAATCAGACCCTCGTCCTTCACATATTGCGCGCTTCTAAGAACACTCTCTAACTCCTTAAACAGATCTGACACGTTCGAAGAATATATTAATCTGCCAGAAAACTTCTGCAAAAGCTGAAGATTCTCCATACAAGAATGTGTATCTGTAAGTACTAAATCTGGATAACGTCGCAGATTCATACTAACCTGAACAAGTTCTGAACCTGTTCTAGAATACACGGCTACCCACCTCATAAGTCTTTCTCCCCGCAAAAATGTCTGAAGCAATGAATGTTCCACATAACGGTCTGCAACTCCGTGTCTGTTACATCTCTATCTACAAGTTCACACAACTTAATAGACCTCTTATAATTCAAGCCTTCATAAGTATAAGCATCTTCATAAAGGCCGTGCACACAGGGATTACTGGTATCTACGGAACCAATTAAAGCAGCATATTCTCTGTAGTGCTTAAACTCCTGAGGTAAATAACAGCCTAACAAATGCACCGGTTTATCTGCCTTTATATACTCATGCTGTGCAAGATAATCCATAAGCTGTTGACGACCTGCCATATAAGCTGCTGGATCTAAGATAGGTAAAGGTACCTCGTCAGACTCAAACCAGCTATAGTCAAAGCTGATAGCTACCTTGTCGCAATGCTTATTCGCGACTTTAAAACTCTCTAAGAAGGTAGGTAAGTCCTTTCCCTGAGCTACTCCAATTCGCTTTCCAGGTAGTTCAGGATACTTAGAGATAAAACGCTCCAATCGCTGAATAGTAGCATCTGAATCTTCGAGCACATCGGGTACAATGTACCACGTAGGTTGCAACTTCTTAATCCAATGTACATATAACTCTTCGTCAAAGGCTGCGCCTAGCTCAAACACAGAATTGTCTAGAATAATCTCTCGACCCTGTCTCTGAGCTTTCTGAAATTTCTCTGCATATTTTTTATTCTGCTCCAACAGATGTACCAGAGCATAATCCCCGTCAGTCACAGCTTGCACTTGCTCAAATATAGCTATTGGGGCCTCGTGAAAAATTTTCATTTAATATCACCCTCCGTGTAACTTAAGTACGAAAAATCTTTAAACTTGCGTCGCTCCGGTATGTCCTGCCATTTCGGCTTTTTCTCTTCCATATACATCATAGCCATACAATTCCAGATACATGCAGCCAGATGGTCCTCGCTATTATCTCCGCTCATGTATGCTACTAGATGCCTCATAGCACTATCCCAGCAGTCTGATACTGGAAGCCCATCCTTGTACGCAGCAGCATTTCCATACTTTACAGCTCCGTACTCATATCGACGACTTACTCTAGTCAACGCATTCATAGGCATACACGAGTATAAGCCCTTTCCAAGAGGTCTATCGCGAAAACTTCCTCCCTCGTACGCTCTAACAGATTCACTCTCACGACACAAATGCTTATTTACCATAACGCTCCTCCAACTTCTCTAATGTTACTTGCCACGCTTCGGTTAAAGAGATATGCTCACAGCTACATACCATAGCCAAGTACCACAACGTATCCCCTATTTCTGACTTAAGAGCTTCTGTATTAGACCGCATCTGGTCCGCTCTGAATTTCTGGTCTCTAATACGTCGCTTTAACACACCAGCTACCTCGCCAGCTTCCTCGGCAAGGCCTGCAAAAGCCATAATGCCTAGCTGGTCCTCAGAACATTTAGGCGCTAAATCTCTTGAAACCATACTCGATACTGCTACCTGAACATCTTCCAAAGAATACTTTTTAGCCATTCTTATTCATCTCCTCTAAATAAGCTTTTAACTCGGGCGTAGCTCGAAAAGTGTTGCTACTAGACGCTCTTATTGCTCCAGCTTGCAACAGCTCTAGATACATATCATACATATAGTATCTATCGACATCTAAAATCTGTCGAGCCGCTTTGAGACTAATATTTCCGGCACCTATAAAAATAGGAAGCTTCGGAAACTTCTTAAAATATTTATCAACAACAGTTTTATCCATTTTAATCCTCCATTTGCTTTGCTATCTCCATAAGTAATTTATCTGGAACATAAGTTGCACCAGACGACGGGCGTAGCAATCCTCTAGTAATAAGATCGGACATTATCTTAGAACTCTCTGAACGATCTATTCCGAGAATCTCTTGAAACTGGTAGCCCTTGAAGCCACTTGACGACAACAACACCTTTAACGCAGGATGCAGGGCTATGATACCTCTAATATAACTGATATTGTCCTGACGTTTAGTCTGTGCTCTTCGGAACTCTCGCATATAGTCTCTGTAGCCAAAAGAAGCTTTATCTAACGTAAATCGTATAAACTCTTCAGCATACGCTACGTGCTTCGTATTCACCTCTAATGTACCCTCGTATATATCTCCGCATAGAACTGCAAAAGCACAAGATAGCCTTAGAATTTTCTCATGTACTGCTACACCAACAATTAGCGGACCTCCACTGTAGTCTCCGTTCAAGCTATGTGCAGCGGCTTTTATAGCTGATCGCACATCAGCAGTAATACGGATTCGATCTCCAGGTAACGTCCATGCTGTGGTAATAAGACTACGCCAAAGCTCCATGTCCGGGGTTTTATCTGACTCGACACCATTAAGTACGTCTACATCTTCTCTAGCAGCTGTAATTACTAAATCGTATCTAGCCTGATCTTCAACAACCGGAATAAACTCCTGAAAAGCTCCATATCCTTTCCAGTAATAATCTGCTAAGTTCTTACCACTTCGCGGATTAGACAGCCACAACAGCCGTGTACGAGCTCTAGCTTCTCCTTTTACAATTTTATTTAAGGTTACAGCACCACTAGAACGAGTCGAGGACAAGTCTTTGATATCATCTATCTCCAAGCCGGAAGCCTCATCAATGATTAGTAAGCCTCGGTCATTCATAGGAATTGCACCCCAGGTAACGACCCAAGAATCTCCAAAGCGTTGAACACCTCCGATAACACCAGTTCGTCTAGCGTTCTCACCGTTAATGTAGCTGCCCATACCCAAGTGCTTTACAAATCTCTGCGCTAATTGAGATTTACCAGTACGAGTATCTCCTATGCACAGAATATCTAACCAGCCTTTCAGGTAATCGTTTTGCCACGGAATCTCCGTAACGCTACAATACGTAAGCATCACAGCACCAAACAGATCGAGTCGACCTTCAATCGCTAGTGTAGGCATCCATTCTTCATAATACTCTTGTAGAAGACCTAAAGCTGAGTCGTGCTTCGAAGCTATGCCTCGGAAGTACTCCACAGCACCTTCTGTAATTCCTGGATTAGATGTTCCTACAGCTTCTGCACTCTTAATAACATAATAGTTTTGCTGCGTTCTAGGATCTGTTACTCTGCATGCCTCAAAATCATACTTTAATGTTGCGGAAAGTCTGTAGTCTGTATACATATATATTCCGTAGCGACTCTCGAACGAAGCTTCTTCAATGCCATCTATGAAGCTAGCGCTCTCTTGAAAGATTATCTTCTGGACATTAATATACTCTACTGGCTCTGCCGCAACAGACTTGCATCCGAACATCTTTCGCAAGTAAGAATCCTGAGCTGAGTCCGCAGCATCTACAAATTGTAATATCTGCCTTGGATCGACGTCTACTATCTGAACAGACTCGTCTACGCCTGCGCAAGCTAGTGGACACGGCTTACTACACTTTGCATTCCGGCATACTGCCTTAAGTCGAGTAGGAATAGTGTATACCTTAGGTTCTGCACCTACCACACTCATCTTATGTAGCTTTACCCAGGTATTTAAGTGCTCTGTAAACTCACTCTTTACCAAGGATAGATCTGGAGCCTCAACATTATCTTCAGCTGATTGAACTTCCTCGACGGACTTAATATACGACTCTATTGGAGCAGCACCGTACTCTACATAGTAATCTGAGTAGTCTTTAGTAGGTAACTCTACTACATGAATGCTCTTTGCGATAGTCCTGAGCATACTTATATAGTTCTTTACATTACGCTTACCTACCGTATCTGTATCCAACATTAAGTAAACATTCTTTGCCTTAAATAGCATTAGTTCTTCTGTTGGAATAGCGCTTCCACCTGTACCCGTAACTGCATTTAAACCTTGCGACCTAGCAGCTAAGCAATCCTTCTCGCCCTCTACAATATAGATAGTATCTTGTTCGAAAGCCTCGTATGGAAAGTATCTCTTGCTGCCTAGACCACGAAGGTTTATACACTTCGCGTTATTACTGCCTTCCAAGCGTCTATGTGGCGGTAAATACTTACGTATATTAACGTATTGTCCTGTCCTAGATTTTATCGGAATAGTAATTCTGCAGTCATCGATTCCAAGCTTAAACTTGTCTATGACCTCTCTAGAAATACCTGCACTTTGGAGGTACTCTACCTCTCTAGGTTTTTCTAGTAGTTTCTTATGATAAGCCTCGATCTGCTCCTCTGAGGGAAAGGGTAACGTACCCTTCTTCTCCCACTGCATAAAAGCCTTCTTAGCTATGTCTAAGGGCACATCGTAGTAGTAATGTATAAACTCTTTCTCCGCGCCGCCCTTGCCGCAACCGTGGCAATACCATTCCCCTGTTTCAGTATTTACAGTGAAAGATGCTGTATCTTCCACATGTAACGGACATTTTGCATATATCTGAGTATCCCCAGACTTGTGTTCAAAAGTTACAAATTGCTCGTAAAACATATAGCCTCCTTAAATAAATGCAGAGGAGCAGCGTATACTGCCCCTCTAGCTGCAGAACTTATTTAAGGATCTTTGCGATACGATTTAAAATACGATTGTCGTACTCATCCTGTATAACCTTAGCTTTTACACTCGAACCTACCAGATCCTGAACATCCATCTCTACGATCTCACTCGTATCAATGCCTAATGCATCGAACAGCTCTTTTAACTTGAACAGACACTTATCAATGAGGACGTAGTTCTCCCATATCTTATGTCCATCTGTGGAAAACTCAACTGTAAGCATCGGGTTACCGCTTGATGCAACCTTCTCTTCGACTTTTGTAATCTCGAGCTCGTATATACCTTCCTCTAACGGCTCCAAAGATTTCACAGCACTAAAATCCAAATTTAACATAATACTCCTTCGAGGTCATCCTCTACCATACTAGGCTTGGTCAGCTCTGATTTAGGAGCAACTTTGTACTTAACTAGGATAGTTGCTCAATCATTCCCGTCTGCTTTATCTCCGAATTATACAGATTAGACGTAGCTGCGCGCGTGCTTCGGAGGTCTGGTGCCGAGAGCAGGAATCGAACCTGCAATACCTACTACTTTCTCCCGAACGGGAAGTCTTGTTCGGGCGTGGCCACGTAGTACCTCTACCATTGGATCATCTCGGCATATATGGAACGTATTGCAGCGAGAGGTGAAAGTATTTTTAAGGAAGGAAACACTACGAAATATTACTGCAATACGTTCTCTGGTGCAGATAACGGGACTTGAACCCGTACGATATTTCTATCAATGGATTTTAAGTCCATTGCGTCTGCCAATTCCGCCATATCTGCATATACTTTAAAAAGGATGTACTCGGGACTAAGCAATCTATGCCAAAGACTACTCTGCATCTGAGCTGCCTTGATCCACGCAATTCTTTTGACCAAGAAACCCATTCTAGCCCCGAGTACCTACTGTAGAGAGCAGGCTCAGCGCTGTAACCCTATCTACGCTAATTTTATACTGCAGACTTAGTGTATCAAGAGAAGTCTGCCCTCTGCGATTTGAACTGCTCTACCAACTAAGCGTGTCCATAATCTTGTGCATTTTCGTATCTACTCTGTCACAAGCGAGACGAATATATGTAATCACCTGGCCAAGGCGTGACTACCATATAAAGTTTGATTTGGTTATCTCTCCATTATCAATTATGATATCCTGCCCTGTCATACTCAAATTAGTCGCAGCTATGAAGCAAATCCACTCTGCAATCTCTTTCGGAGTAGCCCAGCGTTTAAGTAATGTCTCATCTAAGCACGCTGCATACATATCTCTTGACTGTAAGATGTGCTGATTCGCTTCTGTGATTACACCTCCAGGAGAAATACTATTACACGTAGCTTTATACTTAGCTACCTGCAAGGCTGTATACTTAGTATAGGCTAAAACGCCACCCTTACTTGCAGCATATCTCGGAAATTCAGCTCCAGTGTGCGCACTGGTGGACGCAACGTTTACAATTGACCTAATATAAGGCTGAAATCCATACTTTTCAGTGCAGTTTATCACACCCGTTAAATTCGTATTTATGGCATCTGCATCTACCTGCGTCCCGGCATTATTTATAAGAATCTGCACTTGGGATATATCCGGTAAGCTACTCTTCTGAGACACATCTGCTACTACATGTGTGTACCCTGAATGAACCTCTGGCATAGCGTCTGACACGTCTATACCTATTACCTCGTAACCAGCATGCAGCAGTTGCCTAACCGTAGCAGCTCCAATGCCGCTACTTGCTCCTGTAACCACAGCTCGCTCAGGAAAACTATTTATTGTCATTATTTACCTCCACATTTAGATACTCAGCTCCAACATTATCGTGTTGCCATCTTTTGCACACCTTGTAACCAATAGGACTAAAGACAATCTCACACAGCAGTTCTAAGATGCACCCTGTCAGCGAACATGTAACACACTGAAGGAATGACCAACCAAAGAACGTATGACTTACAATCAATGCAAAGAGCATGTTGTCTACAAACTGAGCTACTAATGTAGATATATATGACCTTAATGCAAAATCCTTAAAAGTATCTGAAGCTCGCAACTTTCCAATAAGAGCATTTATACCAGCATTCACAACCGAGGAAACTGCAAAAGCTATTGTACTTCCGAGTAATACGTACCATGTACCTCCTATAGTTGCATCTAAGCTCTGGTTTATCTCCGGAAGTCCATACGTATAAAACTCTCCCCAGTTTCCTGGAATTTTGGATACACCGTAAAACACTAGACACGATACTAGGTTTACAAAAATAGCAAACATAGATATCTTAACAGATGCTTTAGGTCCAAACCGTTTAGTTATCATATCCATGCACAGGAAACTTAACCACGAAAGAGTGAAGCCACAGTCTAGGGCTAACCACGAAACTCCAAAATCAATTTCCTTATTAGCCAACAGATTCATCAACACTACAGATAGTGTAAATAAAGCGATGACATCGGATGGAACATTTCTCAATAATCTCTGATAATCTTTAATAAACTTCTTCAACATACTTACTCCTTTTATTTTTGTTTTATGAGAGGGTGTCAAGGTATTACAAAACTCTCATTAGTACTATACTGCAAATAACTTTTTAGCAGTAGGATTTACTATTTCCGCGTTTTCACTTAGACGCGTTTTAGCTGGCCACTTACCTTTTGGCTTAGTTGAACCGATGAACCTGCCTTGAATATCTACGTATGTATGTACAACTACATCGAAGTACGCAGGCATCTCTTGAACAAGCTTGCCGTGAATAGCAGGGCCACCTGTAATCTGACCGCTCAACTCATCTCTAGTCATTGTCTCTTGCATTGTAAAAATCTGATTCACCTTGCAATTGCGTAGAGTTTCTATTGCAAGTTTGTTTAAATCCGTCAGTGCACCCCAATGCTGAATCTGTAAGTTCTTTCGAAAATTCAATCCAGTACCAGATATCTGCTCGTTTTTACGAAGCTGTTGAGACATGTACCACTGAATCTCTGACCACGTATCCCAGATAACCCAATCAAAGGGCTGTTGCACCAAGTCCTGCTTGAAAAAGTTATTCCACATGTCCGGATCGTTCTTATCCACCAGCTTATACGCCGTGTCCAAATCTCCGAAAGAGTCAAACGACGTAATAGTGATGTTTTCTCGGGCCTTGGCTAGATCTGCTGCAAATGCGACGGTCTTGAAACCCTTGTCGATATCAATCAAAAGAGTCTTACCAAGCTCGCCAACTGTGCCCATCAAATGAGTCTTACCAGTACCACTAGCTCCATATACCAGCGCAAAGATAGGGTCCTCACTATTCGAGTAGTGCTCAAAATCTATAACGTTCATATCTTCCCTCCTTTCTGTTTATATTATAATATAAAATTTTAAGAAAATCAAGTGCACTGAAACAAAAATTTTTAGTTTATTATTCAGTACTCTCTTTAATTAACTAACTGCAGTAGATAGATACCTCCAGCTCTGCCTCTCCAGCACAGTGATCTTCCTGTCCAGCGGACTATTCAAATACTCTAGGATTGAACAGAACAGCAGGAGCTACGCAGTTATGGATGCTCGCAAAGTCGGAAACCACTGTGCCTCCCGGGCTAACGGCTTGCATGAGGTAGGATCCCGTAGTGCAGGTCCAGGGCGTAAGAGTACTCCACCGATGCTTAAAGCGCGGCACAAACTCTCTATATTTACGGTAGAGGTCGCACGAGAGGAGGAAAACATAATCCTCGGCGGTGCCATAGTCTTTCATACCGTCGTCGGCGGTCAAGTCCGACCCAAACGGAAGAAGGTCGCCGCGGTTGAACTGTTCAAGATATTCTCCATTAAGGTGTTTACGAAGCGAGGAGATGCGCCAGTCGTTTTTACTGCTTTTGTCGAACGGCATTCTCTGCAAAAGCAACTCCGAAACAATGGCAAGCACGCCGCCCTGTTCCTCTCCGAGAACAGTAAACATAACGCCGTTATACTCGAATCGCTCGCCAGGTTTCGGAAATTTGATTTTATCTTTTTCTGCTCCCACCCCTGCTCCCGCCACGGGGCGGGCCATCTCGGGTTCCCTGGACGTAAGCATCCCAGCAAAAGCGAGGTCTAAAACTGCATTTGCTCTCTTCTGATTCTCTTCTGCTTCTGCACTTGCAACTATGTCAGTGCAAAGTGTCTCAATAGCTTGTAAAATCCTGTTATTCATGACTTTTCCTCCTTAATATCTACTCTAATTATCTTACCACACCTGTACGCAATTACCCCATCCTTCTCTGATAAGCTCTACAGCCTTTACAATCCATTCAGCATCAAGCATTTCTCTCTACCTTCTCATCTAAATGATCAATGTCTCTCTCTTCAAACTCCTCTGAAAACTCCTTAAGTATTTCATCCTTTGAAACGTTACGGTACATGTAGGTCTCACACACACCGCGAAACGCACACATACTGCAATTAAAGTAGCTTGGAGTAGGAGTTACATCTTCCGACGAAGTTGCTACGTGTTGTATAGCACAGCAAGTACCTAAAAATTTCTCGAAGAAATTTTGCAAATCTTCCTCAGGATATGTACACAATGTACGCTGATATTTGAAATCTCGCAACAGCTTCTTAACTTCATTGATATAAATACCTCCAAGCTTATACGGAATAGGCTTTGCCTCTGCTGAAGCCCCTGCAGCCTGCCATTCCTCGTACTGCTTAGCATTTAGCTGATCTACGTATTGCTGTAATGCCACCGTGTACACTCTTGGCTGCTCGTCCATCCAAAGAAAACTCGTATCCCTGAAGTTCTTAGCGGTCTTATGCTCAAACCCGAAGATCTCTCTAGTAGACTTATCCGCAACAATCATATCAATAGATCCGCAAATTTGAATATCTACACCTTCCAGGGGTTGTATCTCAAACTTATGCTCAATGTCTAATACCTGAAATCTTTCCAAATCTGCTTCAAGCACGTTCTTATAGTAACCCGGAATCATCGCTAGTAAGCATGTGTCTCCGTCGTTTATCATCTCTCGACGTACCCACTCCATTACCTTATTTAGCTCGCTTCCTAGATATAAAGCGTGCAGTGCTTCGTGGAAAAGCGTTCCAGTATGTAGTGCCGATGAAGGTGCCTTAGCTCTCAGATGATATCTATTTCTAGATGTGAACAGCCACTGTCTTCTACAATTCTTAAAGGTCTTAACCTCGGAAACGTCAATCTTCATTAACTTCCTCCCTGGAACTAAACGCTGAGGCCAGGAGCATTTTTAAAGAAAATGCGTCTACCTGCTTTTTGTTCATCCAGTCTACAGACATCTCTAACGACCTCATTAAACTCAACAGGATTAAATACTTTGAATGCTCTGCAATATTCACATCAGTCTGAATATCCAACGCTAAAGATTTATCGGTTTCTCTAATTTTAATTACAATTGCATCTTTCATATTACTCTACCTTTCTGTCTTATAAAATCAGTACTATGAGTACTCTAACAATTAAGCCCGACAATGCCGGGCCTAATTTAAAAAATTACTCTGCGTCTGCTTCCTGTGCGTCTGCTGCTTCCATAGCTTCAAAGCGCTCTGCAACAGCATCATCGATAGCACCAGGACCAATGCCTTTAAGATTCAGCATACCATTTGAAATAGCCTTAACATCCTGAGAAGCAACTGTACCTTCCGCATCGCTTACCGGAACAATTACAGTGTGAGACTGTGTCTGATATACAATCTTGTATACTCTCGGATCCGACTTTAAGCAGATAAACTTTCCAGCATCCTGCTCAAATGTTGAAAACTTTCTCGCAGCTATAGACTTACCGTCTACCTCTATAGTACGGTTAGATGTGCCCTTATTAGCGCTTCTGCGACCGTCCTTTAACTTAAGCTCTTCATCCAGCTCAAGAGCCGCTGCAATTACGCTTTCAAGAGAGTCGTGATTAGTATCCGGCTCTAATCTACGTGTTACGAAACGCTCAATAGCGTCCCAGTTGTAGACCTTTGCGTCGTAGACTTCACCCTCTTTAGGCTGCTTTGCTACGCTGTACAAACGTACCGGGGGTAAATCGAACACCATTGCAATAGCTTTAAGCGTAGGTGTACCCTTTTCCTCCATAATCTGCTGCATTTCGTTAAGTTCTGACATTGTAAAACCTCCAAATTTTTTATTTCTGTAGCTCTTATCTACATATATATTATATAATATTTTTTTGCAAAGTGCAACTGTTTTTTGAAAAAATTTCAATTTTTTTTCTAAAAAACTAATAGCCGGATAATGCGTTAAAGCCAAAAAACTTAGCCACGCCTGTCCTTCTCGGACCTTCGACGAATTACCATTCTAGAAGGTAAGCAGTAGGGACATAGTCCTGAATCAGGCCAGTCCTGCAGCTGCACCTCATGAGTTATTGTATCAATAACAGGACCATTCGTATCCATTAACTTCCTAGGTTCGTAGTTATATCTGTATGGATTCTCTGCAAAGTTAGCTACGTTGTGAAAATTCTCCGAGTACTTTCGAAGCTGCTTATGAGACTTGATACACAGCTGATCCTCTACTAGCAGTCTAACTTGCTCGTAAGTAATATGCTCACGCTTCTGCAATCCCTTAGCAGCGACTGTGTACACGTTGCTCTCAGGCCCATTTAACATCATATAGAATCTGTATAACACATCCTGAACGCATCTCTTAGTACACCGCTTCATACACTGACCACAGCATCTTAAATTAGCGTTGCAACCACTCAGCTTAAAAGGTACGTACCTGGCCAAGTTAAAACGTACATCAACTATATCTTTAATGTCCATACCGTGCTGAATGCTAGCTTCCTTCAAGTGTAGCAATCCCGGCGCAGAAGCATTTAAATGTATCTCTCTTGTAATATACTCATCTAGGCTGCCCTCTAAGTGCAACAACCCTTGAGGACATACACATGTAGACATTATCGATACTTCCTCCGTATTACAGCATTGTAGTCTGCTTCAATCTGATTCTGTCGCGACTTTACTTCTCGTCGATGTGCACAGTAAGCTTGATAAAGCTTATAGTCTCTACACTCTGCGTGACAGCTTATTGATCTTTCTGTACAATCTTTGCAAGGAGACATCATACCGTTGCCCTCCGTAAAACCTGAACATTTTCGTCTATTCCAAATATAAAGTTGCAAATATCCCAACCCTTACACTTTCCACAGTTGAAAGATGTAACCGGTTCCTTCACCTCTCTAGCGAAGCGCCACAAATCGTCATAACACGCAGGTTGTATTGTAACAATATCCCCTACCTGTACATCTGCTGCAGGTACTTCCATAATCTCATAATTCTGTATTTGATGATCTGCTGCATACTTTAGCAATACCTCTACGGGTTCGTTTGTATTCATTTATATCTCTCCTTATACATTCTATATAACTTTAGCGGTCCAATATGCTGAGCTTTACACGCTTTGTATATATCTCTAATATCCTGCTCTACCTGGATAAACTTTTCTTCCTTGGTATAGCCGTATATCAATAGAATCACAGCAGTAAACTCTAGCATTGTCTTAATAATCACTTACCACACCAACCTTTCGGAAAAATACTATCAATACATTCATTGTATCTTTCTGGATCTGACATCGCTAATTCACAGTATCCGTAATTATCCTGCCAAGGATACCAATGAACGCACTTCTCGCATCTACGACGCGTAATTACAGCAACACTTTTTCGAAGTAAGTTGCGCAACTTATCTTTACTCATCATAGTCATACGCCTCAACAAACATCTCATCGAAATCAAGCACTTCTTTAAACTCTTCATAGAAGCCCTCCGGCCCTAAATACATATACTCAAGATACCGAGCATAGTCCTCTGCAGACTTGAAATCGGTCTCCTCAGCGTAATGTCCAGATTCAAAGGATTGCTTTGCAGCTTCAAGTGGATTTTCAAAGTCTTCATCTGAGGTAGATGTGGTTGAATCTGCTACAGCGTCTTCAGTAAGCTCCTCGAAGTCCCCTGCACCCTCCATTCTCTTATAAATAGCAAATACTTGCCTGTCAGACATTTTCGTAACCTTTTGCTTCCAGTTACGTCCATATCTATATTTAGGGTGATTTATAAGTGCTTCGCGCATTTCATCTATTGACATATACATACTAATACCTCCAAATTAATAATCATTGTGAAAGAATAGTTGCGAAATAAGACGAATAAAGAATGCAATTAAAAAACATATCACAGCTCTCTCCAACCTCCTCTAGCTATGTGTTCAGTAAATAGATCACAGATATCAGAGTACAGCGCTTCCTTCTCTGCAACATATTCCAGGTCCTCCTCTGTAGCGTCCTCCGGAAGAAAGTTGCACAGGTAGTCGTAGTCTTCTTCATCTAAGCTTTCCCTTAGAAACTCCTGTATCTTTTTCAAGGTGCGTATCCTGTACTCAATCATCTTCGTTCTCCTTTGACTGCGTGCGTGTTGCAGTGCGGTCGCGGGAGCAGTATTCTATCGGGAAATCCGAATCTTCACCGTAGTATCTATTATGGAATTCTATGTCACCATTTATGATTAGTAAGGACAAGTACTTACAATCACCACGGTAATGCTGGTAGATTTCCTTGATGCATTCCATAAGAGTACGAATCTTTGATTCACATTGTTTTGTAGTCATCTGTATGTCCTCCTTGTGTGCCCTGTTTACTACTCACGTGTTTTAGTTTTATGTGAGTAGTAAACTGGATGCACTTAGTTAGTTGTTTATTTAGTTTTGAAGCATCTTCTGTGATCTATCCAATTGATACAATCTTGTAATGCTTCTTCTGCGGTAGGTGCTACGGTAGAACCCTCTGCACACATATATAATGTTGCATTACCGCGCTTGTTGTGCTGAGGGTCTGCATTGTCTTTGAATACCATATACAATTTAAGCATTGTATCTATTTGATGTATGTGCTTAATGTAATATGATCCTCTGCGGTAGTCTTCTTTAATGCTGAGTTCGGGATGTAATGCATTGTAAGTACGACCTTTGATTTGACCCGGATTAGAGATGTGGTTAGTAAGTTTCATAATTTTTTACTCCTTTTTTTTTAATAATTTTTTGATAATAAGATAATGTGTGTGTTTTTTTATCTTATGTATATATTATATACTATTTTTTGATAAAAGGCAACTACTTTTTTAAAATTTTTTTGGTTATTTTGTTATTAGTCGCTAAGACACGAAGACTTTCTCGCTTGTATATATCCAAAAAACATATACGACTAAAAGCTATATATGACTAACAGCACTAATACTCTGTATTTATTTATATTATATTTATTATTATTATAAATTTGAGAAACAAATAGATGTATCAGTCATATATGGGTATTAGTCATATAAGATTTTCGGATATAGAGGTCTAGAGAACCCTTTGTGTCTTGCTGACTAATACATTAGGTACTGTATGTACTGATACAATACACACATTCTAGGGTGTGAAGGCTTACTCTGCTTCATCTTCGGTCTGCACTTCTTCCGCAACTACAGTGCGCGGAGTGAAGCTGGGGCCTTTGAAGAGGAATGTTGAGTGCTTCAATACTCTAGGTTCACTTGTACCCTGCAACATAATTACGATGCTGGTTTCGGTCTTGTAAATGACTTCAAAAGGTGTGCTGTTGTTTTCTCTCAAGTACACTAAGCTACCTACAGGAAATTGCGCAATGTCCTTGACCAAGGTTCCACGAGTAGTGTGTGCTTTTGCTTCCATTGTGTCCCAGTCCAGCTGCATTACTTGATCGAGCTTGTCTCTCTTAGAGAGTGTTACGAAGATTGCATCGTAGTTGGTTGCATCAGGGTCATAAGCTTCACCAGGAATTGGAGCTTTGCTAGCTTTGAGAATTGCGTTGTAGCTTACTTCAAGTTCTTTCGCAACTGTGCGCAAGCTTACTGCGGGATGTTCTTCAAATAAGGTGCGGAGTGTTTCAACGTTCATTTCTGTCTTTTTCATAATAATTTCCTTCCAGCGTAGGTCGCCACCCATTATTTTTTGTTTTATTACCCTTGTTAGGGTTGGTAGGGGGCTTTGAAGAGTACCCCCCAGACTCTTAATCTTCGTGTAAAGCTTCTTCAACTTTGTCTAAGGTTTCAAGTAACTCTTGAAGGTCTTCAGGGTTTGTGATTTTAAGTTTAAGTTTACCGCGGAGTTGACCAAGTGTACTCCAAAGTTTTTCGTTTGTAGGGGTCATTATTCAATCACCCCCTCTTCTACAGCTTCACTGAGTTGTTTTAAGATTTCACGGAGTGTGTAAGTATCCCCTGTATCCAAATCTTGTAAGGGGCGGTCAAGATCTTCATCCCCCAATACTTCGGTGAGTGTGATTGTGTTGTAGAGTGTTGTGTAAAGGTTTTCAGAGATTTTTTTCATTGTGATTACTTCCTTTTTTTTTTTTTTGTTTTTATTTATATTATAAAAATTATAATATATAAGGTTATG